GTCCTTGTGGAGCGCGTACACATCGCAGGCGTAAGTCGCCGTGCTGAGTGAGTACCCGGTTCCAGCGGACTCGGTGCCGTCGGCCCGACGCTGTACCTGATCGCGGAAGAAGTCAGCCTGAGAATACGTGAAGTATTTGTCGGTCTGCTTGTTCACGTTGACTGTCGGGAAAGCCCGAGCAGCGACGAAGGCGTAAGCCTCCTGCATGTAAGCGACGCTCATGTTGGTCAGGATTGCATCAACATGAACATCGGTTGAGGTTGGCTGTGGCATGTGTCAGTCCCCCTATGCCGCTCGGCCGTTGGCGACGTTGAGAATCATCGACGTCGTTTCGCCTGCCGAGGCTGCCTGTAGACACTGACCCATCATGTAGACGGTCGTGTCGGTTCCGGGGCTGATTGCGTCAGCCTGCGCGTCAGAGGAAGTCCCGATGAAGTTACCGGCGGCGAGTGTGCCGTCGGCAACGACCTTGGAGACCCCAGAGATCGCGACGATCGCCTGCTGGCCTGACTCCGGGTTGTTCTGGAGTATGCCAATCGGTGCGTTCGTAATCGCCGTAGCCACATTCACCGTCGTGGCCGAAGCCAACACGACGAAGTGGTACTGCTTGGCGGACAGGTCCGCACCAGCGGTCAAAGTCCCGATAGTGACGAGAGGTGATTCATAAGCCATGTCCTACACCCCCGCTTCGGTCCGGTACCTGTCGTACAGGTCCGGGTTTTCGACCGCTACGAGAGCGATCGCTTCGGGCTGGTTCTTCGCTCGGCCTGCCTCGACGGCAGACTTGGCGAGGGCTTCGATCTGGTCGTAGGCGTCCGTAGACGAGTCCAGATCGTTGCCCAGTTCTTTGAGCACTCCGGCTTCAGACAGAGCCGCCGCACAACCGTCGAGGATTCCCTCAACGATTGCCGTGGCTTCTGCGTCCGCGCCTCGGAGTGAACGAAGGACCGGAGCGAAATCGGCGCCGACGACACCCGGAAGGATGCGCCACGCTGAAACCCGCTCAGTGGCCTTCTCCATTTCGCGCTCCTCGCGCAACGAAGCCGCCTCAGCGGTTACGTCGTCGAAAGCCTTGCGGAGATCAGCCAGTTCCTTCGTCACGGACTCCGAGGTGCTGTCGTCGCTCTTGAGCACCGGGGCTGGTTCGATGACCACCTCAGGCTCGTCGATGACAACTTCTTCTGCCGGAGCATCCATCGTGGGTGTGAGGTCCACGGGTTCTACTCCTTGGTCGGTGGTCTGTGATTCGTCTCGCACTTCGGTGAGTACCTCATCCAAGACGGCAGCCGAGTCCTTGCGGACCAGCCACCCCTCGTACAGATGCGCCGGGTGGTCAACACCTGACGTTTCTTCGATCTCAAGATCGACGAGTTTCCTAGTGTTCGGCATGTCACCTCCGGTGAGACGGGGCGAAGGTTACATGGTTGTGATTCGTTTGTCCTGTATCTGGCTTCGGGGTGTTCTGGTTGGCCGTCAGACCGGCGTACAGGCACCGTCTGGGGATGTGAGGGTTGGGTCGGGTAACCGGGCCGGAATCGGGTTTGAGGCCGTTAGAACGGCCCGAAAAAGTTTCTGAGAAATCTGCCTAAAACACCCCGTTTGACTTGCCCCGGCTAGGGAAGTGTGTATACTAAAGGCATGGAAACAACCACAGACACCACCACCCGCTACGAGGTCGAAGTCGACACACGCATCGCCGATACCTACGGCGAGTTCCTCGCAGCCACCTACGACGCAGCCAAGGGCACCGACCCCCGCACGCTCGACGAGTACGCAATCTGGCAGAGCGCCGAGAACGAGTACGACGGCTGGAGCCGCTTCTTCGCAGTCTCCGGCGGCCACATCCACTCGTCGATGAACTGCTCGACCTGCAACCGGGTAACCAACCAGTCAGGCCAAACCTTCACCGCCTTCGCATGGCTCCCGGCACTCTCCGGCCTCACCGCCAACGACGCAATCGCCGCCCACGGCCACGCCCTCTGCTCGGTCTGCTTCCCGAACGCACCGGTCAGCGACACCAACAAGAACGTCAAGATCGCCGACCCGGTGCAGGAAGCCCTCGCAGCCCGCAAGGAGCGCAACATCGCCGAGGCGCAGGCCCGGTACGAGGCAGCCATCACCCCGGAACTCGACGCCCTGATCGTCGCCTTCATCGAAGCCGAAGCCGCCCAGAAGGAATACTTCCGCACATGCACCGACGACAAGTTCTACGAGGGACCAGCGTTCGACGCAGCCAAGGCCGCATACGCCGCCCTCAACGCCGGGATGCCGGAAGGGTTCGACTTCTACAAGCGGGCCAAGGATCTCGGACTCCGGTAGCAGCCCCGGCGAGTGGCCCCCGGCTTCGGTCGGGGGCTTTCGTCGTTTTCAGACCCCTTCGTCACCCCGGCCACGATGCCACGCAGCATGAGCAGCGATCTCCTCACCATGCCGATCCAACTTGACGTCCATCGCCTCCGTGCGCCGGTCAATCGAATCGAGCACCCGGCGGTTCGATTCGTGCGTCGCGTTGTTCTCCCGCCGTATCCGATGCGCCAGCACCGTGAACGACCCGCCGACCGCAGCCGTAGCGACCGCGCCGATAGCGGTCACAACCTCAGCGGTCACCGCTTCCCGCCGTCATACGGAGTCGCGTGACCGAGGCTGATCATCTCGTCGTTCAGGCACTCGCCTTCATCGTTCAGGATGCGCCCGAGGATGCGACCGAACTTGCCCCGATCATCAAGCGACGTCTGGATGATGACCCGGTTCTCCAACCCGCTGACCCAATCTTCGACGTACCGCTTCGCAGCGAGGCCCGCCTGCTTCTCCACGGCGTCACGGGTCCGAGACTCCGGGGCGTTGATCCCGTGGAACCGCACCCGGCCCCGGTACGAGATGTCGAACCCGAGGTCGAGAGTGACGTCGATCGTGTCCCCATCGACAACCCGATCCACGGTCGCCTTGTAGTGAAAGAGTTTCTGCTGACTCACGACAGCACCTCCGTTTCTGCGTGGAGTGTAGACCGGCGGGTCGGCTGCGGCTGACCTCTCCCTCGCCGTGCGGGCCTGACTGGACTGGTGGCGCAGGTTACGCCACGACCGGCGCGGGCCGATCAGTCGTCCTCTCGGATCGTCAAACGGTACCAGCCGTCGTGACTGGAGTTGTAGACCGAACCTCGGACCACATAGTCGCCGGGTGCAAGGTCGATGCGTTCGATACGGCTGTCCCAAGCATCACTGACATTCACGATGACCGGGGTGTCGCCCGAATCCCACGCGATCACCGAGTTGGGGAACTCGTCCGGGTCGGTGGCGTTGCTCGGCGGGTTGATGCACGCCGAGGTTGGGGAGCAGTCGCGGCCTCCGTCGTCGTCGGATTCGATCAGGCTGCCGAGCGTCACGGCGCTCGCGTCGCCGGAGTGCGCCCCGTCTGCGGCGTTCGTATCGTGGTTCAGGAAGATGTACGGGTCGCCGAACTGGTTGTTGCCTGCGACGAACTCCGCGTAGGTCAGGTTCGTGTCGGCGTCGATGCGGATGTTCATCGTCTCGTCCAACGTGAACTGGACGTACTCGTAGTCGGTGCGGCTTCCCGACTCGACGATGCACCAGTCTCCGAGGCCGCTGAACCCGCCTTGGCTACACGACGCCGGGATTGTCGAGTCGACTGTCGTCACCACGGTTGCCGTAGCCGTGGCCGTGGCGCTCGTTACGACGTCTGCCGTGGCAGTCGTCGTGGTCGCCTCGGTGTACGGATCGCCAGCAGTAGCCGTCGTCGTCGGGTCGTCCCACGCCCTTTGAGTGCTGCACCCGGTCTCCACCCCGTCCGAAAACAGGCAGGTCACCGAGTCGACCCCCGTGCGGGACACGACGCTCGTCGTATCAACGAGCGTGTTGGTAATCGTAGTCGCCGTGGTGGTCTCCGTCGTAGTGGCGGTCGTGGTATCCGTGGTCGTAGTCGTCGAGGTCGCTGTGGTGACTGCCTCGTACCAGTAGCCGTCGTGGTCGTTGTTGGTCAACGAGGTCGTGACGTTCGTCGTCACTTCCGTAGCGGTCACCTCAGTGGCCGTAACCTCGGTGCCGGTGACCTCGGTGGCCGTGACCTCCGAACTGGTGGCCGTCCCGGTCTGAGTCGTGATGACTGAAGTCGATAAGGTTTCGGACAGGCCGATCGTGGTCGTCTGGGATGTGAGGACGGGTTGGGGGACTTCGGGGGGTTCGTAGACTTCCACTATTCCTTGATCCAGCACGAAGCCGGGCAGTACCTCGCCAGCGACATCGGCATCGACATCTCCTGCTTCCACAGCAACGACGACCGCAGCCCACCCGGTGAACCCCGCCGGAACTGCGCCCCAGTCGTCGTAGTAGGCCGGATCGTTGGCTGCGTCGTAGTCGTCCCAAGTGGCGAAGCCGCCGGGGGCGTCCTCGCAGGCCGAGGTGCCCCGGCACCCGGCGTACCGGTCCCATGACGGGACCGTGACCGGAACAGTCGTGACCGGAGGTGTGGTCGTATCCGGTAGCGCAGTTGTGGCCGGTAGTGGTTCTCCGTCTACCTCGGGTTCGTCGTCCTCGGGCGGTTCCTCCGGTTCCTCCACGGGCTGTTCCGCTTCATCAACTTCAGGAGTTTCTTCCCCGTCGGTTTCAGGTTCGACATCCGGCTGCTCCTCGGGTTCGGGTTCGGGTTCGGGTTCCCCTGATTCTGGCTCAGGCTCCGGCTCCGGCTCCGGTTCGGGATCGGGTTCTGGTTCAGGTTCCGGTTCCGGTTCCGGCTCAGGTTCCGGCTCAGGTTCCGGTTCCGGTTCCGGCTCAGGTTCCGGTTCCGGTTCCGGCTCAGGCTCGGGTTCGGGTTCCGGCTCAGGTACAGGTACAGGCTCAGGTTCGGGGTCCGGGTCAGGTTCCCAAGCGGCGAGCGCCACACGGTCATCTGCGTGTTCCTCGATGAACACCTCAGTCCAACCCTGAGGCTCCTCGCCCCACCACTCCTCCTCCTCAACCACGGCGAACGCCTCGACCTCGGCTGCCGCCTGCTCCTCGAAGTAGTCGTCGTCGTAGGTGACCTCCTCCCACTGTTCATCCTCCCAGTAGTCGTCAGCGACAATCAGCGTCTCGGCGAGGTCCGGGCCGTCGTCGAACTCCGGGGGCGGTTCCCACTCGTTGCGTTCCTCGATCTCGTCGACATACGACTCGCCGAGCACTTCGTCTACCCGGTCCTCGACGATCGCTTGGAAGTATTCGGCGTCCGACGCGACCCACGCCTCGACCGCTTCCTCCTCCTGCTCGACGATGCCGGTTTCCTCATCGAACGTGATCGCCACGACGACCGGCGCGACCGGTGCCGGTTCAGGCGCGGTCGTCGGTTCCGGTGCGCCCGGTTCGACCGGTTCAGGTTCCGGCGGTAGTTCTTGGACTTGGTACGGCGTCAGGTCGACTTCGACCTCGGCTACCACCTCGCCTGTGTTGTCGGCGATCTCGATAGCGAGCGTGGCGACCGGTTCCGGTGCGGGGGCTGCCGGGTCGTCCACGGGAGGCGGTTCGGGTGCGAACTCGACTGCGATCTGCTGCCCGTCGTCGATGTCGATCTCGACCTCTAGGGAGTCGACGGCGATAGCAACCGTTGCTTCTTCAATGTCGGCGATCTCGACGGCTTCGTCGGAGAACTCGATCAGCGACGTTGCCGCCCGCTCGGGTTCTGGCTCTAGTTCGGGTTCGCCCGGTGCCACCGGTTCCGGTTCGGGTTCCGGTTCGGTCGGCACTTCGGCTTCGATTTGTACCGCGCGTTCGTCGTCGAGAATCAGAAGCGAGAACGCCTGCGTGGTATCTTCGTCGGGTTCCGGTTCCAGCGGGGCTTGATCACCGGAGGGGCGCACGGCCGAGCGGCTGGTTTCAACCTCCGCTGGTGCCGGGACGTCAATGACATCGACGTCGGCGCTGAAGTCATCGACGCCCGGCGGGAGGAACACCAGCACCGGGTCGGCAGTCGACGGCCCTGAGATCAGATAACGATACGTCGCTCCTTCGATTTCGTTGATGAACGTCCCGTCGTAGTAGCCGAGCCTGTCGCCCTCCCCGGTCTGGATCTGGATGGACATTTGCTTGCTGCCCGACGCGGCGACCGTCAGCATCGTTCCGGCTTCCTCATCCTCGGTGGGGCAAAACCCGCATGTGAACGGCCCCGACCGGGACGTCATCGGCGTCAGTTCCATCGTGCCGACCCCACCGGCCCACGCCTCGGATGCCTCTGTCGGGTTGGTCGCGGCGAGGGCGTAGGCCCAGCCCTTCTCGTCTACGTCGATCCATCGTTCCGAGGTCGGCCAGTTGGAGTCGTAGATGTGGATGCGCCACCGGTCGCCGTCGGTGGTGACCCGATACGGGGTGACGGCGTGCCCGCCGTGCTCGGAGTAGATGCCGATCGTGTAGCCGACGGACGGTTCCCCGGCTTCGGCTGCTGCGAAATCTTCGTACAGGATGCGGGCCAGAGCGAGCGGGGACAGTTCAAGGAACGCCGACGCCTGCTCCTGAACCTCGGTCGCGAACTGCGTGACGTACCAGTAGGCGATCTCGGACAGAAGCGCCGGGTCGGCTTTGACGAGCGACGCGACCGCTTCGACGTTCTGGAACGACGCCAGCGTGATCGGGTCGTTAGCGAGCCTCAGTGACAGGACGGTTAGCCCTTCGCATAGCCCGCCGCGCATCGACCGGTTGGCCTGCTGGATCAACTGGAGGATCACCGGGTACGGGGTGCATTGGTTGTCGACCACCGACGAGCAGACCTGCCCGTCGCCGTAGAGCCGCCGGGCCATGTTGACGGTTAGTTCGGCTGGGGCTTCGCCGCCTCCGAAGTTCTCAAACGAGAACCCGTCACGGTCCGGGGCGTAGGCCAGCGATGCGACGACCGCTGTGGGCTGGGGGGCTGTCGTGGTCGGCGCAGGGGCGGTGCTGGTCGTCGTGGTGGCGGTAGGCGTGTCAGACCGGACGGCCTCGGTGGTGGCCGGGGGAGCAGCGGTTGTCGTTACCGTTGCCGGTGCTGCGGTCGTGGTGACCGGTTCGGGGACCGTCGGGGTCGGGTCACCCTTGGCGCATGAGGCGAGCAGGCTTGCCGCCGCTGCGGCTGCGAGGAGTCTGCGGGTCAACGGCGGCGACGCCGCTGATACCAGACCAGCAGCCCGACACCCACCACGATCAGCGCGGCGACGAGGACGACGGTCATCGACCCGCCGGGTGCGCCGGTCATGTCGATCGAGAAGTTCTTGGTGCCGCCTCCGAGAAGGTCGCCTTCGGCTTTCAGGTCGGCGACGGCTTCTTCAAGCATGGCGACCTGATGGGTCAATGCTGCTTGGGAGTCGGAGTGGTCGCTGAGGAACCCGAACGCGCCGCCGAGGGTGGCGGGCAGGCCGACGATGTAGGCGATGTTGTCTTTGATCTTGTCGACGAGGCCGGTGGCCTGTTCGACTCGGGCGGTGACCCCTCCCGGCGGTGGCGGGGGAGCGTCGACCCTGCCGAGCCGGTCGAGGATCGTGCGGATCGCTTCGGTGAGTTGCTTGTCCTCCACGGGTGGCCTCCGTGTCCGGTTTCGGCCACTGAAGGGCACTCGTCGTCGATGGTAGCACCCGACGGTCTGCGCCGGAGAGGGGTCTACGGGCCTGTCTAAGCGCCTCCGGGGTGGTAGGGCGGGTATCCGGGCTGTTCAGGGCGTCGTGGGCCTTAGATCGCCTGTTTGAGATTTCTGAGAAATCTTCTGTTCTAGCCCCCTTTACCCTTGCCCCGGCTAGGTATGTGTGTAATACTGACAGCATGGAAACAACGGCAGCAGCAGGCAGCAGGATCGCAGCGTTCATCATGGGCGCAGGAATCATCGCCACGATGATCCGCACGATCGCCGCCAGCCCGGTGCTCGCCACCTACCCGCTAACCAGCATCATCGGAGGCTGACAACATGAACAAGTTTCACAAGGTGACCAACGACGAGGGCAAGGTGTTCCTCGTCAAGATCGTCCTACAGGGAGAGACCTACGGTCGCAACGGATGTCTGGTCAACGACAGCGTTGACCCGGACGGCAAGCCCTACGGCGCGATGGTTGAGTTCTACGACTACACCCGTCCGAACTGCGACCCGACGTTCCCCGGCCACGGCCAGTTCGCCAGCCGGTACTACGCATCAACCTTGCTGGACGAGAACCGGTGCCAGACCGCTGGACTCAACCTCCACGGCGGCGTGCCTGCATGGTCGCTAGACGCCGGAGCCTTCAACGAGGCGATGAAGTTCGCAGCCGACTACTTGAACGAGGTCACAGTTCGCTCCTGTTGAGCGTTTCCATAGCGTCAGCCCCGGCCCTCCCTACGGGTCGGGGCTTTCGTTATTTTCAGACCAAAGCAGCGACCGGCAGATCAGCCTCAACCCGGCGGGCACGACCACCGATCGAGTAGCCACGCAACTCCCCGGCCTTCACCAGATCCCACGCCCAGTCCTCCCAGACGACCCCGAGGAACGGCGTGTCAGCCGGGAACACCTGCTTCGTGACACCCTGATTCGGAACCTCCAGATCGGCTTCGATCGGGAACGGCCAAGTCAACGCCTCGACCATCTCGCCTGCGACCTTCTCCGAATGCTGGATGAAGATGCGCCGGTCGCCCTTCCGCACCCACTCCCACAGCGCCTTCTGCAACGTCGTCGGATCGGTGAACTCGCCGTGAGCGTCCTCGACATCAGGGACGTACACCGGGCCGAGCGTGTACCGGTGCTCGGCCTGCTTCGCCAACGGGACCGCCCCGGACATCGCGTTGTGTACGAGTTCCAACTTGTCGTCGACGTCGCCGAGCAGATACGGAGCAGCGACGCCACGCGACTCCAGTTCTTCTTCGATCAGGTTGTGGACGATGACATGCGGCGTCTCGACCCGGCTCATCGCGTGGAGCCGGTCGTGGTCGGCGGCGAGTTGCTGCGTGGAAGCATTAGCGACCCGCTCGGTGCGGAACCGTTCGATCTGCGCCAACCGCTCCGCAGCCTCGTCCGACGACGCATAACAGCCGAACGCTCGACCCGTCTCCGAGTAGACGCAGAACTGGCCGTCCTCCTCGCGGATGTCCTTCTGCTCCTCGACGAACACCATCGGCACTTCCGGCTCCATGACGTCCTCGGTCATCAACTCCTGCTTGGCGTGGATGATCTCCATAAGCGGACCGAGGAGCGGTTCGCACTCCGGGTGGTCGAGCATCTGCCGGTACGCCATCAGCAGATGCGTCATCGCGTCAGGGCCACCGGCTGTGTCGCCGTAGTCGTGGTCCTTGTCCCAGTCGTCATAGCCGCCGCCCGCTGTGACAGGTTCCTCGCCGAGCATCGCGGGCTGGCGCATACGCATGTCGGCTGCTGCCTGCTTGTCGTCCGCTACCCCGAGTTGCTCCAACATGGTCTGTCTCCGATCGACCGCCGTATGGGTAACACGCCTCGTCGACAACAACACCCGAGGTGCGTCGCCGCGTTCCTTGTTCGGCCACACTTTCAGCCAAGCGTTCAACACGCGGCGCTTCACACCGGGAAGGTCATCAGACGGGATGCGAACCCGGTTGCCTCGGAACCCGCCGGGGCCGAGCGCAGCGACAGCCATGCCGACCTGACGGCGCGTCTCCTTCAACTCTGGTGTCTCCCAGAGGCGCAGTTTCCACCCGGACGGCGTGTCCTTGTCCGGTGCGTAGGCGAAGGCTTGAGCCGGGTACTCCAACCCGTCCTCGGTTTTGACCTCGGCCTTGGTTACCGGTTCGCCGTAGGCGTCGACGACAGTCATGCGCCGGATGCTATCCCAACTGCCGCATCCGTGTCACCGACGTCCCGTATGATGGGGTCATGGCTGACCAACCAGCGCCCGAGATGGTATTCCCGTTCGATGTCGTCGAGGTCGACGGCGAACCAGTCGTCGGGCCGTCGGTACTCGCCATGTTCGGAACTGAGGCCCAGCGTCGACGCGCCCGTGATCTAGGGGTAGTCACCGACGAGGATGACGACGACTCAGGTGAGATAGCCCCAACTGCGTAAGACATCCTCGACTAGCGGGGCGATCGTCTCGTCGAACTCGGCGGCACGCCATTGGAAGCCGTGATACTGGGTCGCTACGTCGGTCAGGACGCTCGTCGCCGCCTTGGTCTGTTCCATAGCCATGTCTGCCATCATCTCTGCCGTGCCATGTCTGGTCCCCATCCATTGTGAGAACGCTCTCGCCCACAGTTCCTCAGGCGATGTCGCATACGTCGTCCACTTTGCGTCGATCTCGGCACACAATCTGACCAGAGTCGCAACCGCTTCCGACTCGGCTGCTGCCTCCAGAAACGCTATTTCCGCAGGGAACTGACCCGACACCGCAGCGGCTCCGACCTCCTCCGCTGCTTGCGTCATACGGGAGTTGTGCCGCGTCCGCTCGAAACCACCTGCTCGCCCTCTTCCTGACGCCGGGATTATCTCCTCCACATAGTCCAACCGGTGCCCCCACTCGTGACCCAACGAGTTCTGCATACTCCCGACCGTCGCGTCGATCTGCTCGCGGCCTGACTTACTCATCACCTCGATCTGGGACCGGACACCCTTCTGGGCGCGGAACTCATCCAACCGTTCCCGGTATCGCGCAAAGGCCGCTTCGTACTTTGCGATGGCGGCTTCGTACTCGGCGTCGCTGCCATACCCGGCCCGCGTGTAGGGACGTCTTGGTTCCGACGGTGTGCGAAGGGGCTTCTTCGGGCTGAAGAACCCGTCCTCTCCGCGTTTGCCCGTTGTCCGAATCGTGATCGACGTCGGACCGGAACTGTACGGAGTCGGCGCTGCCAGCACGCTGTCCATCTGGTCGACCACCGGGTCGACGACCTTGGCGGTCTTGGCTGTGGGCGAATACATAACGCTGTCGGCCATGCTTGGTCCGGGTGGTATCTCAGCCAGTTCATCGTATGCGGCTTGCGGGCCACGAGGAGGCGCAGACGGGGCAGGCACCGACGGTGGAGGCTGTGTCACCGGGATCGTCGGAGGCGGGATGAACCCCGGCGGCTTGAACGTCGTAGTCACCGACGGTTGCGTTTGGAACCCCGACGGGAACTCCCACACGATCGGGTTCTGCTGCGTGCCCGCCGGATAGTTCTTGTCCCCGGCACCGTGCGGGATCGGAGCCGACGACAATGTATGGGCGAAGTCGAGGTCGCATCGGCAGTTCGGATGCGCCGGAGGGCCGTCGCCGACCCCGTGGAACGACTGGTCGAGCAGGATCGGTTTGCCGAACCCGAGGTCCGAACAGATGTTGCAGACGTCGGTCGCTCCGGTCACCCACTTCTTCCCGGCGGTCTTAGGGTCAGCCAGCCCGTCGTTGACTGCTTGGCGCATCGCTGAGAGTTGCCCCTGAACCTGAGCGCGTTTGATCTCCGTGCGTGAAATCATCCGGGCACGGGACCGCCGCAGTTTGTTCGCGTACCGCTGCGAGTCCTTCTGGATCTTCGTGTACGCCGCCCGACCGGTGACACCCTGCTTGCTGAGAGCGGTCGCCATGCTCTCAGCCCGGTGGTACACGGCCCGCTCCCACGGGTGGGTCAACCCGGCTGCGTTGACGCCTCGGAACGTGGCGAGGTTCTGCGAAATCGAAGTGCGGGGTGACATCTCTTGGAGTACGTCGACGAGCGCCTTCGATGTCTGCTGGGCGGTCAACCCGGTCACCGTGCGTGCCGGGAAATCCCCGACCGCCTGAAAGGTTTGCTGCACCGTGAACGACTCACCGATCAGGTCACGGATCACCCGCTGCTGCTCCTCCAGCATGTTCGTGACCAACGTCCCCGACCGGAACTTCGCATAGTCAACCGACGCCGTGTTCACACTGTCGAACGCTTCGACCCCTACCGCCGCCCACTCCGCTTTCGGACTACGACCAACCCGTACCCCGCCGACCGTCTGCGGGTTCGCTGTCGCCTTCGTAACCTTCCCGTCAGCGTCCGTGAGGCGCAGCGGGCTGCCGAGCCGACGCAACTGTTCGTTCATGCTGGCCCTGATCCGGTCCTGACCGAGCAGAGCACCCTCATTGAACGTGACCTGGAGTATCTCCGCGATCCGGGTCACATACGGCTCCGCTACCC